AGTATTTTCTTTATCCACATCAAAGTTTTGTTTTCCAGCCAGATAAGTCTGTTATTGTTTACTCATCATACCCAGAAATTGAATTGCTTGAAATTGTCAGACAAAAAAATGCCAACCCTATTATAGATTTGAGTAGAAACCTTTTTAACATAAGATCTATGGAAAACCATATTATTGATGTTGAAGGAGTCAAAAATGGTTACATGTACACTCTTGACAGACAAAAAGTAGTAGATACATTGGCAACAGTTAATGGTACAGATGACCTTAAATACTTAGCATATACTAACAAGGATGTTGATTTAATGAATCACGACGTACGTAAAATGATTTATGGTAATCCTCGTAAAGTGGAGCCTGGAGAAAGTCTTATTTTTAATGCTCCTTATAAAGATATGTATTTCAATAATCAAGAAATCAAAGTACAGACTGTTGAAGAGGTTTGGCAGAAATTTACTATTACTAAGGCTACAGGCAATGATGAAGTTGAACTCAAGGTTTATGTCATCAATGGAAAGAAAATAGAAGATATGTGGTATGGTGTTTTTGTAATACACGAACATTCAGAAGCTTTCTTGAAAAAACTTTTGTACACTACTAAAAAAGAAGCTGTCCAAAGAAAGATGACTTTTAGTGATAGAGATGAATTTCTTGGTCAATTTGCAGACATTAAATACAATCATGCTTTAACTGTTCACAAATCACAAGGATCGACTTATCAGCAAGCCATTGTAAATGTCAGTAATTTAATGACTAATAAGGATAATTTAGAAAAAGAGTGTTTACTATATACAGCAATAACAAGAGCCGAACAATTATTAATATTATATTTTTAAAAACTATGGAAGTAACAATACAAAATTATAGTATCCTAGCCAGTAGAACAATGGCTGAATTAGATTCTTTAGATAAAAACTTTAGTCACATGGCATTAGGTTTGGTAGATGAATTCTTTGAATTGATACAAGCTCTTGAAACTTTTGATAGTCAAGGGAACACTGATAAAATCAATATCATGGAAGAGCACGGAGATATCAATTGGTTTCTAGCAGGAATATGTACTTTCTTTGATTACGATTACGATTATCTTTACAATTTAGCTTCAGAAGGAGAAGCTGTAGAAAACTTTAAAGCACTTGGTAAAATAGTAAACTTTTCTAAGGCTTTATTGGCTTATAATAAAACTGTCAGTACACTTTTTTTAAAAGTATGCTTGGTTGATGTACTATCTTTTTTACAGTTTATAGCTAAAGCAGAAGATTTTGATTATCTTCACTCCCTTCAAAAAAATATTGACAAGCTTCAAACTAGGTATCCAGATAAATTTACTCAAGAAAATGCCGTCAATAGAAATATAGATACTGAACGTAAAACACTTGAGCAATGATGGAAAAATTTCCAATAACGATAAGAGCTGTTTTATTTTATAAAGGCTCTGTTAAGACCTATAAAGAAGACACTCCTGGAGAATTTTGTAAGTGTACAATAACTTTGTACACTGTAGATGATCAAAAACTTTATGTAGAGCTAAGAAACAGCAATATTTCCATGTTGGACGTAATACCAGAAGGAACTATAGTTGATGTTGATATTATATTCTTAGGTTCTGAAAAGAATGATAAGAGATACAACAATTTAATTGCAACTAAAATTAAAAAGGTATGAAGAAACCGATTAACACCGTAACGGAAGTACTGTTGAACAACAGAGAAGAAGTTGACCCCACCTTAGAGGATGTGGACCACATAAATATTTTGATGAGAAATACTGTGGTCCTTTCTTCTATCTTAATTAGGAATTTTGATGAACTAGAGAAATTTAAACTCAAAAGCACCAGTCTTAATCAACGTTTAAAAAATACTAACAAAGCACTTGAAGAATATTTAGATAGAGTTTTCGATCAACTTGAACGTAACTCACAACAAGCTCATTATGTAGAAGAAATGGCTACAAAAGTAGAGAAAGTGTTAAAAAACTATTAGAAGATTATGAAATATACTGTGTTTGATAAGGAAACAAATGGCCTTCTTGATAAAGTAACATTTATTAGGTGTATAGGCTATGCTGATTACGAAGATGGTGTATTATTAGCTAAAGGTGTTCTCACTACTGAACAAGAATGGAGAAATTTTTATGCTACTAGAGAAATTCTTGTAGGCCATAATATTATTCTCTATGACATTGAAGTAGCTAGGAAATTACTTGGAATTAATTATACAGGCCGTTGCATAGACACTCTAGCAATTTCTTGGTATATGTTTCCTATTAAAGGCTATAAACACGGCTTGGGAGCCTATGGAGAACGATTAGGATTTCCAAAACCACCCATTGAAGATTGGGATAACTTGCCTGCTGAAGTATATATTGAAAGGGTTAAAGCTGATGTTGAAATTAATTCGAGATTATTTCACGAGCAGTTGAAATATCTCAAAGAGTTATACGGACATGGAGGAGATTTGAACAAACTCTTCACGTACCTTTCCTTTAAAATGGACTGTCTTTCGGAGCAACAGCAAAATGGTATAAATTTAGATATAGACTTATGTAATAATACTAAAGCTGAAATCGATATTCTCATTGAAGACAAAGTTACTATTTTGTCAGCTGAAATGCCTAAAGTTGTCATAAAGACTATTCCCAAAAAGATGTATAAAATAGATGGAACACTTTCTAAAATAGGGGATAAGTGGCTAGATTTATTACAAGAACTAGGTTTACCAGAAGGCACACAAGAAATTCATGAACTAGGTAATCGAGGTTCTGATAAACAATTAAAAGAGTGGTTATCTGTTTTGGGTTGGCAACCTATTACTTTCAAAGTATCTAAGGCCACTAAACAAAATTTACCTCAAGTAAGCTTGCCTTTCGGAGCAGGTATATGTCCTAGTATTAAAAATATGTATGAAGAATATCCAAAGCTAGAAGAACTGGAAAATCTTTATATGTTAAGGCATAGATCTGGATTATTTAAATCTTTTCTTACGGCTGTTAATAGTGAAGGAAAAGTTTTTGCAAAGGCTCAAGGTTTTACCAATACTATGCGATTAAAGCATTCTAAGCCAGTTGCAAATTTACCTAAAGTGGGAGTTCCATACGGAAAGCAGATTAGAGGAGCTTTTATTGTTCCAGATGATAATCATATTATGGTAGGAAGTGATGTCAGTGGTCTTGAAGACAGTACAAAAAGACACTACATATATTTTTATGATCCTAAATATGTAGATGATATGTCTGTACCAGGCTTTGATGCTCACATTGACATTGGAGTACTTGCCGGCATGTTAAATAAAGACGATGAACAGTTTTTCAAAGACATCGAAGCAAATATTGAAATAGACAAAGATTATTTATTGTCTCAAACACAGGAAGTTAAGGACAGATATTCTGTAATCAAAAAGATAAGATTTAGTGCTAAAACAGTAAACTTTTCTTGTGTTTACGGAGCTGGACCAGCTAAAATTTCAATTGTTTTAAAAAGTGATTTAGCATTCGCTAAGAAACTACATACTATCTATTGGTCTCGTAATAGGGCAGTTAAGAAAACTGCTGATGCCTGTACTGTAATTAAGGTTAAAGGTCAGAAGTGGTTGTACAATCCTATTTCAGGATTATGGATGTTTCTTAAAGCAGAAAAAGATAGGTTTTCAACTCTTAATCAATCTTCTGGTGTTTTTGTTTTTGATACATGGGTTATGAAAGTTAGAGAAAAACTTAAACCTTATGGTATAGCTATATTATTGCAGTACCATGATGAAATAATGTCAGTTTTTGCTAAAGGATCAGAGAATACTGTTGGAGCTATTCTCCGTCAGTGTATGCAGGAAGTAAATGCCGACCTTAAACTAAATGTCGAAATTAAGATTTCTGTACAGTATGGAAAAGACTATGGTGAATGCCATTAAAAAACAAGACTATGAAAGATGATATTTTTATATGCCACTTTAATCCTCCTTTGGTAATGACAGATGAACCAACATTGGAACAGACTCTTTTAAGCATGTATAAGGACAATGTTGTTCCTGTTTTCATGTATTCTGATCATTCTTTAATAGATGAGATGAATCAACGTTATCCGCAAGTACTTTTTGAAAGAGTCTTGGTTTATGTTCGTTATGATAAACCCTTTATGGCATGAAAGAAAGTAGATTTGCTATAGGAACACAGGTAATTGTTTTTGATTGGCATTTTTCATTACTAAACAACTATTTGTTTCATATTCCAATTGAACTTACTGTTGAGCATTATTTTAATTATGTAAAGGGATATAACAAAAGAGATAAGCTTTTAAAACAAAAAAGCAGATTTGAACCAGACCATAGACTGTTTACCTATAGAGTTATTGATGTTAAATCACAAGATGGTACTTATTATTATCTATTAGAACAAAGTGACAATCCAACTTTCAGGTATTGTCAAGTTGTTGTAGAACAATCAAAAATTGCAAAAAAGTAAAAGAATTTTATTATGAACGATAAAGAAAAAGTAGTATTACAAAGAGAGATAATAGATTCTTTAGATGTTAATCCACACGGCCGGCTAATTTTGGCTCCTAGAGTTGGGAAAACAAAAATAGTCATTGATCTTATTAAGAGAGACAATCCAAAAAGCATCCTCTGGGTGACTCCTAGTGCTGAGCTAGCTAATGTTGATATTGTAAACGAGTTTTCTAAATGGAAAGCTAAAAAATACATTTCAAGATTAACTACAGTTACTTGGATGTCCTTAAATAAAATAGGAGGATGTTTTGATTGGATAATATTGGATGAAGAGCAATTTGCCACAGAGAATAATTTAAGTAATTTCTTTGACAAAAGCATTCAGTATAACAATATTATCAGTATGACTGGTACAAAGTCTAAACATGAAGAAAAGTCTGAACTCTATAAAAAACTAGATCTTAAAGTTCTTTATGAACTTAGTATCAATGATGCTGTAGATATAGGTTTACTGAGTAACTATGAAATCAAAGTCATAGAAGTACCTTTAGGAGCAGAGAAGAATGTTTCTGTTGGTAGTAAAGAAAAGCCTTTTCTCACGTCTGAAATCAGTCATTATCAATATCTTGATAAAATGATGAAACAGGCTATGTATCAAAAAAGAAGCGATATAACCTTTAGAGTAATGGAGAGAAGAAGATTTATAGCTAATTCAAATTCTAAATTTGTTGCTGCTAAACATTTATTTGACACTATAGGAGGCAGAAGAATTGTCTTCTCAGGTAGTATCGAACAAGCAGAAAAGTTCAGTCAGAACACTTATCATAGTAAAACAACCAACGAAGATTTAAAAGCCTTTCAAAAAGGTAATACTGATGAGTTGGCTATGGTTAATACTGGAGGAACTGGATTTACTTATAAAGAGATAGATCATCTTATGGTAGTTCAATCTGACAGTGATAAGAATGGTTTAACATCTCAAAAGATTAGTAGAACCTTACTTGCACAAAAAGATTACAAAGCTTGTATTTGGCTATTTATACTTACTGGAACTCAAGATAACAAATGGGTAGAAAGTGTATTAGATAATTTTGATCGAACAAAAATAGAATATATTAACTTTAAAAATTTATTATGACCAAATTTAAATTGATTAAAAATTATCCAGATTCTCACAAAGAGCTAGGAGATGTAATTGAATTTCGTACTAATTGTACAGAAATTATATCTCCTAATAAGGATGGAAGTGAACATTTCTATTCCCTACACGATTGTCTTTTATATGATGAACATTGGGAAGAGGTTATTGAAAAAGACTATGAGATATTGTCTTATTATAATCCAAAAGTATCAAATTCAATCTATGAAAAAAATCATCCTAGTAGCACACAAATAAATTGGTATTCATCTTCACAAAATGCTTATATAACTGTTTCTTTAGCTTGCTCTTCTTCAATACATTCTGTGAAAAGATTGTCAGATAATGAAATCTTTACAGTTGGTGATTACACTATTGAAGGACGAATTAAAAGTTTTGATACCTGTGCTAATAATGCAAAAGAATATCGTTATAGAGTAGATAATTCTGAAAAAGGTTGGAGAATATTATCTAATGCAGTAAAAAAACTAAAGTTATTTACAACAGAAGATGGTGTTAAGATATTTGAAGGTGATGAATACTGGTATGTAAATAAGGTATCATCTTATATGCTTCGTGTAGTTAAAACTATAGCTAGAAAAGAAGATATTTATAATGCTAGCTATGTAGACTTTTCTACTAAGGAAAAGGCTGAGGAGTATGCAGCAGCCAACAGAGCACTGTTTAGAACATACGATGGTGTCGATATATTTAAACATCATAGTGCAGTGCCAGTAGATCCGTTAACTTTTAAAATTTATACGGTAACTATTTACACTACAGGAAACAGCATTAGTAAGGCCTTTATATACTTTTCAACTCAACAGAAAGCTGAAGAATATGTATTAGCCAATACTTCAAAACCATTGTTGAAAACAGAAGACGGTGTTGATATATTTGTAGGTGATCATTACTATAGATTAAATAAAGATTATTGGTCAGTTGCTAAATTAACTATGCAAAGTGTATTTTCTAATTCTTACATAGATGTTTTATTCTTTTCAACTAAGGAAAAAGCTAAGGAATATTTTCTGATGAACAAACCTTGTCTTTCTGTTAATGACATTTATTCTATTTGCACCAGTGATATACGTGAGAGTCCTTTTGTTCTATCAGGTATTCTCAATGATACGTTGATTAAACTTGCAAACTCCAAATTATGATAAATGAAAATGTAAAAGCTAGATTGCGAGAGTATAAGGTTTTTGTTGATGATGGTGTGACTTTTTTGTTGGCATTGCACTATGGTTTTAAACCTAATTTCTTTCCAGATGAACTTCAAAAAAAGATGAACATCTGTAAATTCTATGAAAGAGATGGGACTACAGGTACTTTAAAGTGGTTGATGCCTTTATTCGATCAGCAGGTAACTGGATTTGATTGGGTTAAAGACTGGATGGAAATGTTTGCAGAAATTAATCCAGAAAGAAAAGGAGTAGTTAAGTATGTAATGCCGAGAATGAAGAAGTTCTTTGTAGAAAATCCTGATGTCAGAAAGGAAGAGGTCATAGGAGCCACTAAGATGTATTTCCGTAATGTGACTGCTCCTATGTATCTTAAATCCTCACAGAAATTCATTATGGAAGGTAAAGGAGCTGATAAGTACTCTATGCTTGAAGAGTGGGTGGAAAAGTATCGTAATTGGCAAGGAGTGCAAGAAGGAAGAACAAGTTTTAATAATACTATGAATTGATGAAACGTATATACAAAATAATAATGTTTAAGATTCACATGTGGATGCTTAAAAAAACGGTAGTAAGGGTACGATCACTTTTTTCTTACTCTGTACTTTGTGATTTAGAATTTAATGAGTTAAAATATTGGGATAGATATTATAAACGTGGTATTCCAGTTAATAAGACAGCCACTATTTTTCTCAATGCAAAGAATAGAAGACTTCAGAGAGACTTAAAACCTTTAAATGGGAAAGTGTCTCGTAGGTTAGAACAATACTTGTCCTATAAAAGAAATTCTGAGTTTGTAGATAGGATGTTTAGAGACTATCCAGATTTGAAATTAGTCTAAATGCAGTTTATAGAAGAATTTAAAAAAGGTCAACTAGGACAGAATATGGGTCTTGGCATGGGAAAAGGTCTTTCTGCTATAAGTACAGCTGTCAATGGTATCCAAAAAGGTATGATTATAGGTTTTGCAGCAGCTCCCAAAGTTGGTAAATCAACTATTGTTGATAGTGGAGCTGTTATAGAACCTTATTTGGAAGCCCTTGAAAAAGGATTACCCTTAGACATTATTTACTTCTCCTATGAAATTGATAGAGTCAGTAAAGAATTTGATTTTTGTGCTTTCTTTTTAAGTCGTGATTTTAACATAAGATTTGTTAAGCTTGATGGTAATCAGAGGTACTTAGGTTTAGATGTTGTTCCAATGTCATCAAAGTATCTAAGAGGTAGATTAAGAGCTGATGATGGAACCTTAATTTTAGTTAAATCGGTGATATTAGAAGCTGTAAAGACTGTTTATATAACCCGTATCATACCTATATTTGGAGAATACTCTATTGAAGGAACACTCTTAAAAAAAGGCAGCATAACATTTATAGACTTTAGAGAAAATCCTACAGGAGTTAGAAATTGGCTTATGAAATACGGAGATGATAATGGACGTTGGATATATCATCACTTTGTAAACAAAGAAGGTAAGCAAGACAGAAAACCAATGGGTTGGATACCTAGAGATGAAGCTAAACAGACTGTTATAGTAATGGATCACCTAAGAAAATTGGTTACTGAAAGAGGCTGGCAAACAAAACAGACTGTCGATAAAATGATAGAATATTTTGTAGAGTTCAGAAACTGGTGTAATTGGACGATAATTCCAATTATACACCTTAACAGGTCTTTGACTAATTCTGACAGACTTAAAATGTCTGGAGATATGTTATATCCAAATGGAGATGACATAAAAGACACTGGAAACTTTAGTGAAGAATGTGATCACTTATTTACTATGTTTAATCCAAATGATGAAAGGTATAATCTGAGTAAACATTTTGGCTTAAAAATTAAGGATAAAGATAATAATCTTCTCTATCCTAATATGAGATCTGTACATCTAGTGGAAAGCAGGCATGTTGTATTTCCACAGCATTTTAGAGTAAACATGTTTGGTAACATTAAAACATTTGAAAAAATAGTAACTTAATGATTTAAATAAAAATGGAAAAGAACACTACAAATAGAAATTATGGCATATAAAATTGGAATTACAGGTTTGCCCAATACTGGTAAATCTTACAGTAGAAAGACTATTATTGACGGAGAAAACACATTTGTGATAGCTCCTTCACAAAAGGCAACACACATTACCACAACTGATGGACAGCCTATTAAGAAATTAGTTAAAGATGCAAACGGAAAATATGTTTCTGGAAATTTTGTAATTAATTCAGATCTTAATACCTTGCCAGCTATCTTAAATTTTGTAGATAGTCTTCCTCACATCAAAACTTTAATACTCCCAGATTTTACTCACTTCATAAGTGCTGTATTATCTGACCCTAATTTCATTAAAAGAAAACAGGGTGGTGAAGCTTTTCAGAGGTTTTGGGAATTAGCAGGTAATGCTTTAAATGCTTTTATTAGACATTTAGATCATCTTAGAGACGATCTTTTAATAGTCACTGAGTATCATGCTATTTATGATGATGTGCAAGGAGTCTATAAAATATTTGTACCAGGCGGTAAGATGCTAGAGGAAAAATTTCTTATTGACAGCTATTATGACTTCATGTTGTACACACATGTTGAAACAGCAGAAAATGGAGATGTAGTATCCTATAATTTTGTCACAAAAAGATGGGATAAATATAATGCGAGGTACTCTAACCTTTATGAAGACACATTAATACCTAATGATTTAGGTAAGGTCTTAAAGGATACAAGAGAGTATTTAGGTATATAGTAGTAGTCTGAAAGCTTTTAAGATTATTACTATAGGAGTTTTATAAAGTTAACTTTTATTAAATTTATTACAAATGTCAAACGACAGAGATGTAGAGGCTGCTACTCAAAAGCCACAGATTAAAATTAGTGAAGTACAAAAAATGTTAAAAGACGGTAAAACTCGTTCTGACATTGGAGTACGTTATGGCATCAATGGTACTGATGTAAAAGCTTTGTTTCAACATCCTGAATTAAAAGGTAGAAAAACTATTGTTAAGAAAGAAAGTTCTTTTGTCATTATTGATGACGTTACTGTTCAAGCTGACAATGCAATTCAGGACACAAGTCACGATGCTGAAGATGATGTAGCTGAAGTAGTTCAAGAATCTCCAGTTATGGCTGAAGAAAGTCCAAAAACTAATAGTTGGACTAGAAAGTAATCAGTAATTATTAATCTTTTAAATATATTTTATTATGAGTGAACAAGCAACAAAAATTGGTTTTGGGTATGTTGATGATACCAGTGATGATTTAAGAACTAAATCGGGTGGTGTCTTTGGTCTTAATCCAGGATGTTTTGTAAGTAAGTTTGAGTACAATCCTAATGCTGGTGCCGATGGTACAGCAACAGATGCTTTGGATATCCATCTATTAGTTGGAGACAAAGAATTCCGTAGACGTATTTATGAGCCTACAAAGGTTTATAAAGATGGTGTAGAAATAGCTGATACAAATTCTAAGGAATTTATTGATGGCTATAATGATCAGTGGAAACAGAGTAATGCTGTAATAGTACACATACTTAAAGCTTTTAGAACTGAAGCTGAGGTTAAACAAGGTCTTAGTATTCCTATTCCAGATTTTAGAACTTTCTTAATTACAGTTCAGTCTTTAATGCCTAATGGCTTTAACAGCAAACCTGTTGATGCTTTCCTTGAATATCAATGGAATATTAATTCAGGGCAAGACAGAACGTATTTACAAATGCCTTCTAACATGAAAGGTCAGTATTTCTTAGTTCCAGCTCAACCAGGCCCTTGGAAGGAACAGTTGAATGATGATGGTTCTATGATATACGTAAATCCAACGGGTCAACAACATCCTTTTAAAAGGGATAAGAACTACATGGAGAGTAAAAAGGCTCTTCAGCAGATAGAAGGACAACAGCCAGCAGCAGGAGCTGCTAACATGGCTCCACCACAAGGAGGGGCAGCAGCAGCTACAGGAGCAACTTGGTAAACAATAATCTTTAAATAAATTCTATGGGCTATGGATATGAATCTGATAAAACTGAGTTTACTGGTTATATCAATAAACACAAGATTTTGGAACTTTTTGATGAAGCAGATATATTTTCTCTTGTCTTTGGCTATAAAGTTGAAGAAAATAAATATGTTTGTTCTCCATTCAGAAAAGATTTAGAACCTAATTGCTGGTTTTCCATATCTCCACAGGGTCGTTTAAGGTTTATAGATTTTGCCAATGTAAGTAGAAAGAACGGTGTTAAAATGTCTCATTTAGACTGTTTTGATGCTGTTCGTCTATTTCATAACATACCTAATTTTTATCAAACGTTAGAATTCATATTAGAATCTCTTAAAGACAAAAAGAAAAGTCAAGTACCTTTGATAAGAAAGGTAAGAAGCATTTCTCACAGTCCAGTAGAACTATATTTCGAGTCTCGTAATTTTGTGAGAGCTGATGCTGAATTTTGGTCTCCTTATGGCATTTCTAAAGAGAATCTTATACAAGATAATGTTTTTCCAGTAAGTAGGATTATGATGAAAAACACAAAAAACGGAGATGTAGATCAAAGATTAAGAGAAACTTGTTATGCTTTAACGGGTTTTGAAGAAAGAGTTAAGTTTTACTATCCTTATAGAAAAGGCAGAAGTAGGTTTATTACTAATTGTACTGAAAATGATATAGGAAGTCTTGATAAATTGCCTCCTTATGGCAATCAATTAATCATTACTAAATCCTATAAAGACAGAACAGTGCTTACTAATTTAGGTAAAAATGCTGTTTGGAATCAGAACGAAGGTATGCAACCCAATGATAGCCAACTTTTTTCCCTTGTTAAGAGATTTGACAAAGTAGTTGTATGGTATGACAATGATAGACAAGGAATTTTTTCTTCTCAGAAACTTTCAGAGAAAATTAATGATTATTTTCCTAATAAGTCTAGGCCTATCTGGCTACCGGAAAGCTATACTCAACAAGGTATAAAAGATATTGCAGATATTAGAAGCAAGTCTCTTTCAGAATTAAACCAATTTATAAAAACAATGTTGTTATGAAAATTACAGATAAAATACATCCTTCGTGGTTCCCTCTAATGAACACTCTTTATGAAGACCCACTGCTACATCTTAACACAAACATTTTACCCAACATTTCTTACTGTCCCGAAAGGGATTTTATTTTTCGTGCTCTTGAGATGCCAATGACATCTATAAAAGCCGTCATACTTGGTCAAGATCCTTATCCTACAATAGGGAGAGCAACAGGTTATGCTTTCACAGTATCCAGCACTTCGATAAAACCAAAATCACTTCAGATAATAGAAAATGAAGTCAAGAGATCGGATAGTGCTCATATAGAAGGAGAGCCTAATATTGCTAATTGGCCTAATCAAGGTATATTACTATTAAACACTGCTTTAACTGTTGAAACAGGTAGGCCAGGAAGTCACCTTAAATATTGGAGACCTTTCATTGAAAAGCTTGTAAGCCATATTATCTCATTTCATCCCTGTATATGGATGCTATGGGGAAGTAATGCAAAGTCTTTCATTAAACTGTTTCCTATCAATCACATAAAAGTTAATGGTTACAATAGAGAAAGCATTGAGCAAATTCCTATTGACCCTTATGTAAACTATGTGTTGACTTCTGATCATCCTATGGTAGAAGAATACGGTTCTGGCAAATTTTATGGTAATGACCATTTCTATTTTGTTAACAGAATTTTTTCTCGGCAGAGAAAACAAAACATTATTTGGTAAATTAATAATTTTAAAATTAAAAAACTCATGAGTAATTTAAGAACAGTAACATTTTTCAGTACTAAAGGCCTTCAAAAAGCTAAAATAGAAACTGACGTAACCCTATGGAAAGAGCTAGCCGTACTAGCCACTCAGAATGGATACGATTTAGACAAGTTGCATGCTACAGAAAGTGTAACAAAAACGGATTTAGTACATCCAGAAGCACTTTTACCAGTTGGTAATTTTGTATTATTTTTAAGGCCTAAGAAAACAAAATCTGGTTTGGAAGTAGCTGGATTATCTTTTACTCAACTTCGTGGTATTGTTAGCGAGTTAAAAGGTTACCCAGCATTTATAGAGCATATCAATGCTAAAGGTAACTACACCAGGCTTGACACAGAGAGTTTGAGAGCACAGCTTTCAAGCTGGACAGGAGCTGTTGAAGAAACTGAAGCCGAGGAGATTAAGATTGTTGAAACTGAAGAAATTGTCTTTGACAAAGTTGATATTTCAGCTTCTGTACTTGTAAGACTACAGAAAGTTTCAGATAGCTTAGAGGAAATTGGAGAGGAATTAGATAATAGTAAGATTGATAAATCTTTAACCAAGATAAATCGTCAACTTACTAAAATAGAGCTTATTGTAAATAAGCTTTTTCCTCCTGTACCAACAGCCAAAGATATTGCTAGAGAAGCTGAAAAGACTGAAAACAGCCAGCTTGCTCAAGAAGCAGCAGATTTGTGTAAAGAGATAGGATGTTAATATTAATCATAAATACCCTTTTTTTATTAAAAGGGTATTTTTTAATTTAAAGTTATGGATTTAAGAATGAATAACAAAGACGTGTTTACAACTTTCTCAAGAGCTTTATCTCTTACTAAGGACATAAAATGGATTCGCAGAAATATTGATAAAATAAACTACGCA